TACGTTAATATTATCGAGCACGGATTTAACTCCAACACCAAAAGCATGAGTTTTTACATTCGGATTGCTACTACGCTCAATAATTTTCATGCACTCCTGACCCCAGGTGATTCTCACCTTACGAGTGCCCTCCAAAGAAATTGCAAGTCCGATATAATCAACAGGAGAACCATCCTCATGACGATACTCAAGCATATTACGAAGCCACTTGAAATCTTCACCATAGTGAAAAACAGGAATGAGTTTATCTCTAACAGATTCCTTCAACTTGCTGTACATATAAAGGTAATTATCCCATGTCTTCTGAGCAAAGCTCTGATCAACATTTGTCGGATCAGGAACGGAGTCAACTGCAACAAAGCAAAATAAGTCATCTCCCCATTCATTCAAGAAATCAATATAGTCATCAACATATTGCTGAAGAACATCATCGGGTAAAACTTCGTTATTTTTCTTGTACTTCTGATACAAAGTAAATGCACCAGAATCCAACATGATTTTTGCAGTACATTCCGGATGCTCACGCTTGTACATGATTGTATCAATTACCAATCGTTTTTCATGATAAATTGAAAACAACTGATCAGCGTTCAGCTCTCGTTTGAGATCCTGATCATACGCTCCGGAATAAAAGTATACACTACATCCCATCTATGTAAATCTCCTTATCAAGTTATTTTGTTTGTTCATTTATATTATATGTCACTTTGACGATTTTATCAACTTGAAAACAAAAATAACGAGACTAACAATTTTAATTTGCTAGCCTCGTTATGAAACTGATCATTTATTATTGGATTTTCTCAGCAGCTTGATCATGTAATAAAAATTTACAAAAACCAAGATTGCATTCAAAATAAATGTTCCAACTCCATCAGGTCCCAGCATGATTGCATAAATGACACAAACAATACTGCCAATCCCATTAAGGATTCTCATAAGTAATTCTCCATGTTTTGTACTTGTGTTAAAACACATTGAAACCAAAACAATGAGACTTGCTCCTAAACCAATTAGCGCGGTTGGAGATTGAATACATAATTTTAATCCGTTAACAATTGAGTCAATCAATTTATAAAACCTCACAGACAATCCTATATGTTAATGTGTAACATCAAGTTACACGCAATTCGTTTATAACCAACAGCATTTGGATGAAGTTTATCTACATCAAGCTCATTTTCGCACAACTTTGTATCTGTTAAACAAATAACATTTGAACAAATTTGATTTATAAACTTGTTAAACTTCATATATGTTCGAATCCATTTGCGATATGAAATATTTGAAAAATGTAAATAATCATTTTTCAAATAATTTGTTTGAGCTTGGGCAAATGTTTTTATGTTACATTTGCCCAATGTGATAAAATAAACTACTGCTGTTGGATTTAATTGATGAATGTAATCTAAACATTTAATCAGCTCAATTTTTACTTTTTGTAAGGTTGTATTTTTTACAACAATTGAACTAACATCATTGCAACCATATTCAAGAAAAATATAATTTGCGCTCTGAATCGACTCTGCATTCTGCTGAAGCATATCAATTAAATTTGATTTACCAACAGGATACAACGAATAATCTCCAATACAGGTACCACTGATTCCAAAATTAATTGCACCAATGTTTAGATACTCAACAAAACTTTTGTTGTTATTATTTTCACCTGAAGTTAATGAATCACCAAGAAAAACAATATCACTTCTCATATTGCTTTCTGTGCTCAAGATATTCGTTACCAACTCCTTCTTCCTCCCACTTCTTGTACACCTTGTATCCAATGGGGGAGAAGATAAGTTCCATGATCAGCTCAAGAACAGCACCAACACAAGCGCTACCCAAACACTGAATCAAAGTCAACGAATAGCCCCAATAAATAGGAGCGAAGAACATGAACACAATGGAAGCAAACAGGAAGTTATCAAGGAACTGACCTACGAAAGTAGATACATAGGATCGTGTGAAAAATGCAACCTTACCATCAGGATTTTTCTTAAACATCAATCCAATTGACCAGTTAACAATGTTGTTAATAATTCCTGAAGCAAGAAATGCTACAGAACTGCCAAGCAAAACGAACCATGTGCAAGAAAATACAGAATCAAAACTTGTAAACTGTTCCCAATACGAAGCCCAAGTCACATATCCCGGATTTACTACATCTGCTGCACCAATACCAATATGTAGTGCGGAAACAGCTGAGAACAATCCAACGAACAATAGATTTGTAAACAATGCAAAAATATTGAGCTTGATTGCTGCTTTAGGTCCATAACGTCTTGTCACAATATCCATGCACAAGAACGGAATCCAAGATAGCAGCAAACCACCATCAGCTGCGCAAAACTTTGAGCTGAAAATGATTTTATTTGCCATCAAGTTCATTCCAATCGTTGCTGCGACAAACAATGCAATCGAAACAGCAGGGACGCTTCTGAGAAGCTTTTTCCAATCCTTAAAATCAAAGAGCCATTTTCCAGTTTCCTTGAACCATCCACCAATCTTGATAAATGGGTTTTTTGTTTTTGTGTTTTCCATAATTTTAGTCTCCGTTTTAATTTATTTTTGAGAGGGCGGGAGTAGACAACTGAACATCCCTCTGTTTTTAATTTTGTCGTGCTAAAAATGTCTTTTGAGGTTTTATATGTAAAAATATGCGCGCACATATTTTATACCTATATTATAATATACAACATAAATTATATCAACTTGATCAATTACAATTCCATTGCAAGTAAATCATCAAGCTCGTCCGGAAGTAGCTCTTCATGATCTTCAAGCATCTCTTTTTTAATTTGATCAATTGATTTTCCTTCCGCAAGTTCCTTGTCACGAAGCTCCTGAAGTTTTGCTGCGACTTCATCGCTGTACCACTGATATGTTATGGTGGGGTCACACTTAAATGGAACTGTAACGTCATTTTCAATGCAAGTTCTCATTAAATAACAAAGTCGATCTGCAACTTCTTGTGCATTTTCTTTCGGACACTCGCCAATTAACTCATCATGCACGCTAATCAAGGTTGAAAAACCAAGATCCTTCAACTTTTGATCATTATGTACACGAATCATTGCAATTTTAGTACATGTTGCGGCACTACCCTGAATTCGAGCATTTACTGCTTGTCTCTCAGCCTGTGCAATAAACCCACCATTCTCATGGATTTCAATTCCTTTTGATAATGCCTCAGCTTTGAGTTTTTCCATCTGTTGACGACCCCGTGCTGCAAGAGCTCGTTCTTTGTAAATATCCAAGTCAGATTTTACGGTTGAAGTATATTTTCCTGTGGATCCAATCAATGGATTAAAATCAGTTGAAACAACAGCTCTTGATTTATCTGTATATTTTACTTCAACAGGAGGTCTCAAAATATCAGGCAGTCTTCTTCTACGACCCCACAAATCCTCAACATACCCTGTTTTTTTAACATTGATCTGAGTTTCTTCCGTCCACTTTTTAACTGCAGGAAATCCTTTATAAAAGTCATCAATGATTTTTTGTGCTTCCTGTAATGTACAGCCAGTTTGTTCTGCAATTGATGCAATTCCTCTACCATACATGATCAACATGTCAAAGTTATTACACTTTGTTTAGACTATCTCTTCAAATAAATTTTTATTTATTTGTTGCGCACTTCGGCTCGTAACTCATCTCCGAACCTACATCCTTACATTCATCAGGATTAGTCGTTACACCCTCTTCATAAAATTTCCATTTATATCCATAGGCAGTTTTTTGTACTCCTAAACATGTACATAAAATCTGACCATTTGGAGTCTTGTTAGTTGTTACTCCAATTTGATTCAAGTATCTTCCTGCTGCCATACCAGAAACAAATATCTTCAAAACTTTATCAGTATTCTTATCAATCATCATAACAGCATGCCCGTTTGCTTTAGCAATTTTGTTTTTTGATTCTTGTGTGTGTTCTTTTCCAAGAAACGTCCTAGAGGCATGTTTGTAACGCTCTTTACAACTTTTCGACAATCGCTCCCGCCACTGAGTGTGATTTTTTCTTTTCTCAAAATAGCCTGATTGTTTCATTAGCTGAAGAGTTTCTTTTCTTTTTTGAAGTTGATCAAGAGGTACTTTTCTTCCTTTTGTTGTCTTACTGATTTTTTGTTTTGTTTCTTCTGTATGATGATACCCATGAACTCCTTGACCACCAAGTGTCATGTTATATCCTTCACCATCAATATAAAATGTGTTAAGTTTCTGGATCCATAAACGTTCCAACCTATCAATATCCTTTTCCTCAATATTGTGCATTAAACGTTTTACTTGAAAATTTTCTGGTCCATAACATTTAATTGATGCATGAAAAACGCAATGATGTTTTGCATTTGGAGCAAATGATTCCGCTACGTGACCCTTCAACCATCGATTCATGAACCCAATGTCTTGTCTTACTTGGCCAACGTATCGTTTATGTGTAATCAAATTTGTAACAAGATATAACTCATATAACATTAAGCATAACTCCTTCAGGTACATTATACTTAATAATACAATGGATATATACAAATATTATGTAGGTGGCACGGTATTCACTTTAACTAACCATTAAATGGTCTAGTGTCTCTTAGTCAGCTTATTCGTCCTTGGTCAATGACTCGTTATCGGTTTGCTCTCAACGAGTGGTCTTATTTTGCTGATACCGTTAGCACTATTAAATAAAATTAATAGTACACCACTGAGTAATCGTGTTCACGCAATTTTACTTGGGCACATGTAGGTTTACCCAATAATAATGATTTGCAATTACTTCTACGCTTTTTACCCTCAGGGTTAGGAGATCCATCCTGATGATGTTCCATGTTGTCCCAGTAGTCATTTTTATAAACTCCAGCAGCAATTGTTGCATACAAGTCCTTCCCAGCTTTGTAAGCATCAATCATGCTTTTGTCGTTAGAAAATGCTGCAAGCAATCTCGGCTCCTGCTGGCTAAAGTCACTTCCTACAAGAACCATTCTATCTCTAACCTTAACTGAACTCAACATGCTGCCTCCTTCAGATAAATATGATACAATTTATCTTCTTTATCAATTTTGTCAATTATAGCTTTTTCTTGATCATTGACTACAATGTCTCCAACAACAAGATCTTGAGAGGACTTCCATCCTTCCGATGTAAACAACTGCTCATCTTTCTCAAGTGTGACTGAATTATTTACAACAGCTTCTGTTTTTTCATTATAACCTGCGCTGAATAACATTCGTATATCCTTGTTCTTGGACGGGATATTCTGGAGGTTAGGATCTGAAGAGCTCTGTCTTCCTGTGTCTGCACCAATTTGATTGAAATGTGCATGAATACGACCAGTTTGAGGAAGAACACATTCTGGGAGTTTATCAATATATGTACCAATGAGCTTCTCAAGTCCTCTTTTTTCCAAGATTAACTTACAAATTGGATACTCCATTTTTTCAAGAAGTTCTTCACCTGTGCCTCTTGGAGATTTTTTATCCAGAACAGGACATTTCAAAACATCGTAAAACAAAATTGCTAACTGAGTCGGACTAGTTACACTAACAGGATCTGATAGCTGTTCACTTTTGGATCTTGATAACGTTTCTTCACCCTTTTTATTTACTTTTTTGTCTCGATAGTTCGCTTCTGGTGTTTTTCTCCACTCTGCGATAACTTGATCATAATCATGTAATGCTGTTTCAATCTTTTTATCAACAATATCAAGTTTTTTATGATACTTCAAACTGAGTCTCTTTGCATAATTTGTATCAATTGAAACACCTTTTAACTCCATTGCTGCAAGAACTGGAATCATTGGCATCTCAATATTCATAAACAAATTAAACAAACGTTCGTTTCCTGGAAGTTCAAACTGAGCTTTTTGCCACTCGTATAGCTTGTAAGTCATGTAAGCATCTGTTGCTGCGTACAGTGCAAATAACTCTGGAGGAAACTGTGCATAAGGAAATCCTTCAAACAGCTGTTCTATTGAATATTTTTCAATAGAAGGATCAATCTTCATTATGTACTGTTGTTTCAAACTTGCTCGTTCATTTTCATCAAGAATACGAGCTCCAATCATTGTGTCCCAGTAAACCTTCAACTCGTTCTTACATGTACATTTTACAACTTGGTAATCGAACTTACCATTGTGCATAATAATCTTTGTATCAACAAGTCTTTCAAGCTCTTCATGAATTTCTTCCTCAGTTACCTGATCAGGAAGTAACTCGCCCGTAACAAGATTTACATGATTTACAGGAATATATGCGTTTTTCTTCCCTGGAGTGTACAAGCACAAACCCATTATTTTACACGTAATTGGTTGCAAACTGTTATTTGTTTCTGTATCAAGTGCAATTGCTGAATTGATCAAAGCTGCATCAATGTATTCATGCAGCTCTTCCTTTGATCTCAAAACAACTGTTTGTTCCTTATATTTACCCAAAACACGATTAACTTCTTGTTCAATTGATTTGATAATTTCCGGAGTTAATACGTTTTTTGATGCCCTTGGAGTAGATACAGTTTTTTCTGTTTTAACAGTTACCTTTTTTGGTTTTGTTACTTTTTCAATGAGCTTTTTTGACTCGGATTTGGAGGGGACAGCAAATGTGTCCCCCCATAATGATCCTGCCATATTAAAATCTCCTTAATATCTACGAGGTCTCTCAAAGCCCTGCTGTGCAGGCTGCTCAGATCCACTAAATCCAGCTCTTGGAGTTACACGAGTAGGATCAAAGGTCGGAGTTGCCGCAGGAGCTGTATGAGTCATCGGATCAACCTGAGGCTGAGGAGCCACATAAGCAGGCGCTGCAGACATAGGAGCCGATGTAGTAGGCATATATGCCGGAGCAGCTGTATATGTCGGTGCTGCCTGTGCTGCAGGCTGTGCAGGTGTCTGTGCATTATTTGCTACATTCTCCTTCTGCTTTTCAGGAAAACTACCGGTCGTAAGGAAGGTAGTCATCTCGTTGTAATCCTTCTTCATAACAATGGAACCAAGAGTTTCAAACGTTCCAAACAGAGACGGATCCTTAACATAGATATCATCGCGATAAATCTGCTTCGAAAGATTCGGAACAATTTCATATGTGGTCTTCATGTCACCAGCTGCACCATGACGAATAATTTTACAAATAACATCAGACAGCGGACCATAGTTGTCAAGATAACTCTTGAGAGTTTTTGCATAACTTGTTGCTCTTTCCCAAACCATTGCCTTCGGAACAATCATAACATTTCCAGTCTGAGGATCGGCTACTTTATTATACGAAATGAGCTTGATGAAAAATCTTGTAGTCAGCGGAGTTCCAGCTGCACACATCGGACAATTGTCAATCGGTTCACGAGGATCTCTGAGACAAGCCACCTTCCGATATTTGTTACCAAGAGTAATATTATGTACCATCTGGATGTCAAAATCGTCAACAGAGTCACACATAAATCTTACAACAGCTTCGTCACCATCATTCTTGAGTGTAAAAAATCCAATATCAGAATTGGAACCTTCTCCGGAGCTTGTAGCTGCTACTGCTGCATCAAGATCATTAAAACTAATTTTTCCCATTGTTTAATACCTTCCTTAAAAATAAATTGTTTTCAAAATAAATTATAAAATAAATCATCCTGATTATCAACTTGTTTGTAGTAAATAATCAAATTCTTCTTTTGTTAAATCATTTACATCCTTACCTGCAGGAAGTTTTATCTCAGTTATAAATACATCCTTTGGCATATGTTTTCGGAATCGCTGACCACCATGCTCTCCCGCTTCATCTCCATCAAAACACAAAACATAATTTCGGATTCCTGATTTTTTCAAAACTTCATATTGATGTTCTGAACCTGTCCCGAAAAGAGCGATTCCAGGATATCCAAACGTCCTCAAAGTTAGTGCATTGATTTGTGATTCAGCAACAAAAGCTGTTGTTACACCATTCTCAATTAAATTATACAACAAATATACAGGCTTTTCAACACCAGATGGAATATAAAATCGTTTGTTATCAACACATCTTGCTGTTATCATTACTAAACGATGCTTTTCATCATACACAGGAAATGTTATTGCGTTTCTTGTGTGATCGTATCCAACTCGAAATTCATCAACAACTTCCTTTGACAAATGACGTTTCCACATATATGGATGATAATAATCATATTGTAGCAAAATTGATTCATCAAGAACTTCAGGAGTTTTTACAACTGGCTTTAAGCTGATTTCTGGAAGCTGTTCTTGTTTTTCAATAAACACATTTCCAAAACGCTCTAACAACCACTCCTCACCAAATGACTTATCTTGATCAAATAAATCACCAATTACTTGAGAAAACGGCGCATTATAACCACAAGTAAAACAATGTGCAAATGCTATTACAGAGGATGTAAATTCTGATGGATTTGCAATTGCAATTAATAATTTGTTTCAAAACGAAGAAGGAATGTCAGCTAAAAAAGACTCCCTTGCGGAAGTCTTTTCTTAAAGATTGGGCAGAGGTAAGGACTCCGTTTGCGTCGAGAAAAATGATTGCGGATTTTCGGTAGGGTGAGGACAAAGTCCGAAACCAGTAAGAGCGTAAAACACGGAATGAACGACTAAATTCGTAAGAATTTAAAAGTGAATATAGTGTTTAGCAAGCCCGAATAATCCAAGACAATTATTGTTTTTCGGAATGTATTTCCTTAAATTAGCAAATGGAGGGGAGAACCACCTCGGGGGTGAGAAGACACCTTCTGCCTCCTAAAACTTTACAGGGATTCCACGCTTGCATTAAAAAATACATACAACACGCTCTGAATGACATCTTAAATTTACATACAAAAAAATACGATAGATAAATCTATCGTATTTTTCTTAAAGATTGGGCAGAGGTGGATTCGAACCACCGTACCCTCGCGGGAACAGATTTACAGTCTGTCGCCTTTAGCCACTCGGCCATCTACCCACATAAACTGTATTCGACATATTCTTTCAAATATGCCCTTGACGAGATTTGAACTCGTGACCTCTCCCTTACCAAGGGAGTGCTCTACCCCTGAGCCACAAGGGCAAAGTTTTAGGAAAAAAGCCGGTAATAGGAATCGAACCTACAACCTACGGTTTACAAAACCGTTGCTCTACCGTTGAGCTATACCGGCGAACCCAG